TCAAAAACTAAATAATTAGAAAAATGGCACAACAACAGATAATCACTTTTGATCCAGATGTCGCTGTTCCATATGGTGTAAATCTTACCATATTTTCTGGTGCTGATTTTAACACTACCTTTACCGTCAAAACTTCTGCTGGTTCTAGTATAGATTTTTCAAACTATACAGGAAGAAGCAATATAAAGAAATCTGCAATTGGAACTGCAAATACTTTTGGTGTGACTCTTGGTGACACAAATGGAAGAATAACTCTTTCAATGGGTTCAACTGTCACTAGAGGTTTATCTGAAGGTCGATATCTTTATGATATCAATGTAAGTTCTGGTTCTACTTTCTTTAAAGTAATAGAAGGTAATGTGCTTGTCAGAACAGGTATTTCAACTTAGAGGTGAAGAATGGCTCAACCAAGTTCCAGAGAAGGATTAATAGATTACGCAAAGAGACAGCTTGGATTTCCTGTCTTAGAGATTAACGTTGCAGATGAACAGTTTCAAGATCTGTTAGATGATGCTATCCAGATATATCAAGAGAGACATTACGATGGTATCGCTAGGATGTATCTTAAATATAAAATTACACAAGACGATATCGATAGAGGACAAGCGAGAGGAGGAGATTCAACTCTTGGAATTACAACAACCACCACAACATCAACAGTTGGTTTGTCAACGACTTTTGATTTAGAGGAAAATAATAATTATATACAAATGCCTCCATCTGTTATAGGAGTCAATAATATATTTAAGGTTAGATCAGATACAGTCTATGATGGTCTATTTAATATTCGATATCAGTTATTTTTAAATGATCTATATGCCTTTGGTTCAATTGATCTTCTTCAGTATTCAATGGTTCAAACCAAACTTGAAGATATTACCTTCTTATTGAATCCAAATGTGAGATATCGATTTAACATTCGACAAGATCGTCTTTATATTGACGTTGATTGGGCAGCTGCAGTAAACGTAGATGATTACTTTGTGATTGATTGTTTCCGTGTCTTAGATCCAGATGATTTTACAAAAGTGTACAACGATCAGTTTTTAAAGAGATACTTCACTGCGTTATGTAAAAGACAATGGGGACAAAACTTAATCAAGTTTCAAGGTGTTCAATTACCTGGCGGCATCCAGTTAAATGGTCGTCAAATTTATGATGATGGTGTTGCAGAATTGGCAGAAATTAGAGCTAAGATGTCAAGTGATTATGAGATGCCACCACTTGATATGATTGGATAATGTTAAATCCGTTTTTTCTACAGGGTTCTAAAGGAGAACAAGGTTTAGTTCAAGACTTAGTTAATGAACAACTAAGGATGTATGGCATCGAGTGTCATTATATTCCTCGTAAGTTAGTTACTTCTAGAACAATTATGAAAGAGGTAACTGAGTCTAGATTCGATCAGGCATTTCCTCTTGAAACATACTTGATGAATATTGATGGATATGCTGGATCAGGTGATATACTTTCAAAGTTTGGTGTTCGAGTCACTGATGAGGCAACATTCGTAATATCTAAGGAGAGATTTGAGGAATCAGTTGCACCATTTTTAGAACAAGATGATGATTATACTTTGTCTAATAGACCAAAGGAGGGAGATTTAATATTTTTTCCTCTAGGAAAAAGAATGTTTGAGATTAAGTTTGTAGAACATGAGAGACCATTCTACCAATTACAAAAGAATTATGTTTATCAACTACAGTGTGAACTCTTTGAATACGAAGATGAAGTCATTGATACAAATGTCAACACAATTGATGAAGTTGTTCAAACAGAAGGTTATATTGCAAGATTAGTTTTATCAGGCGTTGGTAGCACTGCAACTGCAAATACAACTCTTAATTTTGGAGCTGTTCAACAAATATTCTTGCAGAATGATGGATATGGATATCTCACTGCACCTACTGTTTCGATTAGCACTTCACCTGGCGTAGACGCAACTGCTGTTGCAATCATGACATCTCGATCTGGTATTGCAACTGGTAAATCTATCGATAGAATTCTTTTAATCAATCCTGGCGGTGGATACATCGGAATACCTACTGTAACCGTGCCAGGCACTGGTATAGCGACTGCTGGCATCACAACTCTAGGTTCTGTAGGTATCGTTACAATTACGTCTGGTGGTTCTGGTTACACCACAACACCAAATGTTGCGATTACCACTGCACCAGAGGGAGGAACTAACGCAACTGCTGAGGCAGTGATGGTTGGAGGAACGATTAGTGCAGTCAGAATTAGTAATGCTGGTAGTGGATATACAACTGCACCAACAATCACAGTCGGTGCTGCAACATCAATAGGAGATGGTGATTATATCTTTAACGAAACAGTTCAAGTATCATCAGACTCCTCAGAAACTGCAAGAGTCAAAGTATGGGATGCAGGGTCTAGAACTCTTGATGTAAGTCTTTTAACCAAGATGGAATTTCAAGTTGGTGAGAAGATCAAAGGTCTCGAATCAGGTGCGGAGTATGTGATATTATCAGTTGATTATGATACACCAAACGATTATCCAAATTCTCAATATAAGGCGGATCAATATAATGATAATGCAGACTTTGAGACTGAAGCCGATAATATTTTGGACTTCTCTGAAGGCAATCCGTTCGGAACATTCTAAATAGTTAGAAAGCTTTGATATGTTAGGTACTTATTTCTATCATGAAATATTAAGAAAGACGGTTATCGGTTTCGGTACTCTCTTTAATAATATTAACGTTCGACACAAAGATGCGAGTGGGACAACTTTTAGCACCCTAAAAGTACCATTGGCTTATGGGCCAATGCAGAAATTTTTGGCAAGAATTCAACAACAGCCAGAATTAGACAGAGAGACAGCAATAACTCTTCCTAGATTATCCTTTGAGATGCAAGGATTACAGTATGATCCAACTCGTAAAACTGGAATAGCACAAACATTTCTTACAAGAAACGGAACAAATGCAAAGAAAGTTTATATGCCCGTTCCATATAATGTTGCATTTGAACTTAGTATCATAGCTAAGTTAAGTGATGATGCATTACAGATATTAGAACAAATTGTTCCTTACTTTCAACCATCATTTAATATTACAGTTAATTTAATTAGTTCAATCGGTGAGAAAAAAGATATACCAATTGTTTTAGAAAGTATTAATTACAGTGATCAATATGAGGGAGGTTTTGAATCTCGTAGAACAATAATTTATACTTTAGCATTTACTGCAAAAACATATCTATTCGGGCCAGTTGCAGATAATCCAGAAGGACTTATCAAGAAAGTTGATGTTGATTACTATACTAGCACAAACACTAAAACTGCAAGACGTAGTATTAGATATAGTGCAACACCAACTGCAAAACAAAATTACGATGATGATACAGCGACAGTTGTTGATGGTGCAATATCTGAAAAGGTCACAACCTTTAAGGTGAGTGCAACCACTGATTTGGCTGCAAATCAAAGAATTATTATAGATACTGAAATTATGTTTATCAGAAGTATCAGTGGTCAAAATATAACCGTATATCGTGCATATGATAATACAATTGCAGCAAAACATGAACACAATGCATCTATTGGTGTTCTTAGTGCAACTGATAATGCATCAATTGAATTTGGTGATGACTTTGGATTTGATGAAATGACATCATTCTTTAGTGATGGTAAATCATCCAGTCCTTCACAAGGAATAGACGTATAGGAGAATTATGAAAAACTTTGATTCTATCGAGGAAGCACTTAACGTTGATACAGAGGTCGTTCAAGACGATAAGATTCAACCTCAAAAGAATCAACTTAAAAAGAGTGATCAAAACGACTCTGAAAAAGACTATGAATACAGTCGTGCAAATTTATATTCTTTAGTTGAAAAAGGACAAGAAGCGGTTAATGGTATATTGGAATTAGCACAAGAGTCTGATTCTGCAAGAGCATATGAAGTTGCTGCGACTACAATCAAAGCAGTTGCAGATACAACAGACAAACTTATTGACTTACAACAAAAAATGAAAGATCTTGAACAAGATCCAAACAAAGGGCCTACTAATGTCACAAACGCATTATTCGTGGGTTCAACAGCAGAGTTATCAAAATTAATCAAGAATCAAAATAAAGATGATAAATGAAATCTCCAGAACTATCAGAATTTTTTAGTCTTCTCGGAAAGGCAAAGAAAGAAAAGAAAGAGGAGTTTGATAATCTTCTCAAGGAAGCAGACATTAATCTTGATGTCTTAACTTCGTCTGTCGTTACTGGAATCAAGGAAGCAAAAGTAAATATAAAGAAACAAAAGAAGAAGGAAGAAAAATTAATCGAACAACTAGATTCGATAATAGATGTAATCGAAAATCCAAAAGAGGTCAAAGATATCACAGAACCAGCAGTCACTGTTGGAGTACCCGAAGATTTTGATGTATCAAAATTAGAAGAGGATCCTATAACTGTTCAAGATTGGAATAACGGAGAAGACATCAAATTTACTGAGGTTGATGCAGTAAATATTATCGAACCAGAACCAATTAAAAAGCCAGAAATAAGTGATACTGTAGCACAGGCAATTAAGTTTATTGAGGAAACAAATTTAAAAGAAGAGATTGAAAACTCAGATGAAACAAGTATTGATAATCTTAAGGGTGAAATCAAACAAGTAAGAGATATATTATATAAAGTTCTCGCACACGGGCCAGGATCTGGTGAAGTTAATCTTTTAAAGCTTGATGATGTTGATGAAGATAGTGCAAAGGTAGATGGCAAGGTTCTTCAATATCAAGCGTCAAGTGGTAAATTTATAGGTGGTTCTGCTTCAGGTATTGGAACACAAGATAGTTTAAACACATCAGGAATCATTACCGCTGCACAGTTCTCAGGGTTTAGTCATCTAATAGCACCACACTCATCAACTAAGACAATTACAGTTAAGGTTGCAAGTAAGATAGATGGAGAACACAGATATTATGGAACAGGTAGTAGTTCTG